GCAACATATGGCCAGATGATACCTAAATCGCGAGGCAATAACTGTTTACACATCAGAGCGTCATTCGGCCAGGCACCATAGGATTTGGTCAATTCAAGCATCTTCTGCGCACCCTTGGGTTTCATATAATATGCTGAGTTGCCAGGTAGTCCGGAAGGCAGTTGTTGAATGCGATCGTCCCAAATATATGGAATTTCACATATCCGCGCTGGTGATTGATTATTTTCACCTTGAGGTATCTGAGCACGCACCTTGTTAGCATATATGTCTGCTCTTGGCGTTGCTCCTGGTTGTGGACGATTCAATCCGATTATCGTTTTACCTGACTTTGCTATTCGGTCGAATGGCACTTTTTTCTCAAGGAAAGCATCATGTTCTAATATGATCATATCCTCACCTGACTCAGCACACTCTTTCCAAAGCAAGTAGTGTGATAGAAAACAGGCAATTCGCTTTTGTGGTTCTGCTGTTGTGTACCCAACCTTACGCAGACCTGTTTGTAAATCAACTGCCTCTTCTCCATTCCAAGGGTAAGACCACTGTATCTCATGCTCTGCCATCAGTTTTACAACCTGATCAGGCGTGATTGCGTTGAAATATTCTGCCTCAAGGTTATTCTTGTCACAACTGAACTTGCACATCTCTGCGGCAGCCATTGACCCTTTGTCTTTCTCTAATCTGATAATTTTTATTTTCATACGTTTACGGTGTTTGATAAGACTGTGTACCCAACGTTGCGGGTTTCTCTTTCTGTTATTTCCCATGGCGTAATACCTGAGGTAAATGACACTAGCATCTGGTAGAGCGAATCATTGGCTCTACCGTGTAAGATTGACGTGTCGTGACAAACAATGTACTTACGCGTGTATTGCGCGTGTAGTTTTAACTCTTTAGCAAGATGATCCGCTGTATGCAATGAATCAATCAAAAGCAAATCCACTGGACCAGCGCATTTTGGGTCAATTGATGACATCTCATAGGTTTTCAGCGTTATGTTATTTTCTCGACAATAATCAACGAACAAGTGCCTGCTTCTGTTAAACTTCTCCAATGTCTTATCAACTAATTCTACCCTTTTTGGATTCGTAAGGCAAGCTGCTGCGGCACTGGCACCTTGGTGAGTACCAAGTTCTTTATATGAGTCGCAGTTCTTCATGAGTTTCTGCATTGCGTCATGTTGAGCGCAGTAGAAGTCACCGTGTGCCTCTGTCTGCTGTTTGCGAAACTCATCATAAAGTTCCGAAAGCGAGGTGCAATGATCCACCTTCGAGTTAATCATAATTTGACTCCTTGAGTTGATGATCTGAGTTCTTTTTCTTTACACCATTTTATTGGCGATGGATAAAAATAATACAAAGGTGTGTGTTCGTCACGTATGAGCAGGTCGTTCTGATGCCAACCGTAGGTCTTACACTTCTCAAAATAATATTCTGCCGCAGTAGGTGTAATTATATAACCTGTACATCCAGCGAGACCAATGTGTCCATGCGGATGTTTGTACCATATTCTGTGCAATCCATTACCAAGACCGCGCATGGTTGATCTATACTTATCATCTAAGAACGGCGCATTCCTACCTAGCATAGAATCAGTTGTCAACTGTGTTATACCATCCTCAGCATAATTTGGTACCTCGCCAACACAGACTGTGTCGTGTTCCACAACAGCGATTGCTTCGTTAAATTTAACGCATTTCTCCCATAGAGCATAGTGTGAATAGAAACAACTTTTCTTGTGAGGATACATTGGAAGACCAACAAACTTTTTCTTTGGGTCTTCAGGCAAGTTGTACTTTTCTTCATAAACGTGAAGGGTGGATGGATCACATCCATTGAAGAGTGAAGGAACCCAACTTTCATATCCAGCGAAACTGTTGAGCGATTCTTCTGCTATTTGACTTGATTGTTCTGATACGGCATTGTATATGATGTAGACGTTCACAACCACGGTCCTTCAATGGAGGCGATGGTTTCTCCGCGCTCTGGTAATTTATCGCGGAGGAAAAAATGAACAAAATACGATTCAGGAATTTTTTCGTCAAGAATGCCTTTGTACAATGCATTGTATTGCCACGGTAAATGTTTGACATTCATTTTTTCTTTCTTGATCCACCAATTAAGTAATGTCTGATCGGTTGACCATTTCCAAGGACCAAGTCCATCAACAAAAGGTTTGAACTCCCATCTTTCAATAAACTCCCTTGACGTTTGACCTTTGAGGTATTTACTAAATGAGGTATTCATGACCATGAGACCCATGTTAAAAAACTCAGCGCCAAGATTGTTCCATTTCCAATCAACGTTCTTAAGAGTTGAATACTGCATCCTTGAATAATTTTCAATCTTGCTCTTATATTGTTTGGTTAGAGGCATCTCGCGCTCACACACTGCCGCAAAGTCATTGTCCTCAAGTTCTTCGAATATGTTGGGAGCGTTTTCGCGGATGTATATGTCAGCGTCAACAATTGCTATTTGATCATAGCGATCAAAATAGTCAAAAGCGTTTTCTTTTTCATAGATTGGAAGATATCCGCCATATTTTTCATATGACTCGCGACTACGATTCGTTGCGAAAATATCTGGTTTGATTCTTAGGATTGGTTGCCTTTGAACAACATGATCAATGTTGTGTTTCTTACAATATTCCGTTACTGATGCAACGCAGAAGTCATACAGTTTTGACTTTTTCCCCACGTACACTTGGTAAATCATGCGTTTCATAATCTGAAGGATTCCAATTTTTATTTTGTTTCACGTTTTGTTTTCTTTCCGAGCGGTATTTATCGTTGCGTTTTTTCTTGTTTCTCGGATCAAAACGACCATATTTTGCCATTATATTATCTGCCTTGCCCTCTGTATTTCTTGTAACTTGCTTTCTTCTTCTTGTTTAATGAAGCTCTCTTAAAGTTACCGCTACCAATTGATGTACCTTTTGGTTTGCGTTCGGGGCGGATAACTCCGCCCACACCACCACGACCTGCCATTACACTGCCTCCAATCGAGACATGAGGCGTTCAGCGCGATTAGTCACTTGCTTGTGCCAACGCGAGTCGCGTCCCTCAACTGCGGCAGTTGCCCAGTCTCCTGCTTCAAGTGCCGCGTTGAACTTCTTGAACTGAGATAAACGTGGTCTGCCCATGTTGAACATCATATTAACCACAACCTGTTGCACTTCTTCGGGGAACCCTTCGAACGTGTCTTCGCCGTAAAGTACATGACATTCTGAGATAGAGGTGTCGAGATCTTTCTCAAAACACTCCCACACACGCTCTTCTGATACAGGTGTGCCAAATTCCGCTCCCCACTCCGCATCGCCTTCTACAATGAGATGTCCAACTCCAAAAGTGTGAAGACCGAGGTGATCTGCATAAACTTCGTAGACAACACCCTCATCAACTTTGAGTGTTTCGAATACTGCTTTTCTATCCATTGAGTTTCTCCAATGTTGCGAGCAATTCATCATACTTTGAGATTTGCTCTAGTTCTTTTTCTAGCGTCTCCATGAAGTCGCCGTGTTCTGCCACGCCCACAGGGTTGGCGGTGAATGTTTCCCAGTTACAGACGTGCTTTGCTCGCTGTCCCTCTAGATACTGCTTCATTGCTTGATTAATATGTAGTGTCATTTAATTCCCATCCATTCTTTTGTCATTATATAGTCCCGAACAAAGTCGCTGCGGACGATGTCTTCCCAGGTGAAATTGACAACAGTGAAATGTCTCATGTTGTCAAGTATCTCAAGAAACTTGTTGATACCTTCTTTGTCTTTCGTTTGTTTAAAATCTGATTGGTGATAGTCACCGCTGAATATGATCTTCGTTGCTTGTCCAACACGGGTAATGACCGAGTCAAGTTCATGAAAGTTAAGGTTCTGCATCTCATCAACCAGGATAATCCCGTTGTCGTATGTTACTCCCCGAATATATGACGTTGAGGCAAAGTTAACATACCCATTGTGAACCAGTTTGTCATATGCTTTGACATCGTTAAACAGTTCTGTCGCAGCAGCACGATATGGACCAGTGTATGCCTCGAGTTTGTCTTCCAAAGAACCTGGTAGATATCCCACCTCTCTTGTGGGTACAACGCTACGTATGATGTGTAAACAATCAAATGGGGTTGACTTGTCCATTACTTCTTCGAGCGCCAGATACATGCCGAGAAATGTTTTACCTGTTCCAGCAGTGCCAACCATTGCAAGGTGGTCGCCTTCCTTCCAAGATTCGAATGCTTCTTTCTGGTGTTTGGTTATCGGATCAATGGTAATAAGATCATCAATACGAATTGACATGTTCTCAGTTTGTTGCTTTTTCACGATTAGAACGTTTTGATTGTGTTGCCTCTGCCTGAGGTTTTTTTGATGTTGTCTAAATGATTTCTCCAATCACTTGACGTCTTAGAAAGCGTGGACCCGTGTTGTGAGATAGCGCCGAGACGAACAGATGATATGACATGTTCCCATTCACCTTCTTCAACCAATGCTTCTTTCTCGGCGATTTTCATAACCATTGTTTTGACTTCTCCAGTCTTCACATTTTTCATTTCGTATGTTGGCATAATAATTTCCTAAGTGTGGCACCCCGTAGGGTGCCGTTAGATAGGATCACCCCCTCAAAACTTGTTGTATCGCAGCATCAAGAAACGCTTGTTTTTTCTGCATTCTATATGCTGCTTCTGTCTTTCCCTTCTTGTTTAACTTGTGTATGTAATGTCCAAGTTCTCGTGAATCTTTTTTTAGTCTTTCGAGTTGGTTTGCTACCATAGGCAAGCTCCTCTGCTATTTAATGGGAATGAACATGATTTATTTTAGGATTAATCCGGGGAATGCCTCCTCTACTAGTTTTTTGGTCAACCCTTTCACTGGGGATTTTTTGTTGATCATAGACACCACAACTTTGGCGTCCTCCGGGTGAATTGCTTCAAGCATACCAAGAAATATACTCTCGCGCCTCACTGATGTGAGCGACTCGCTTTCGCGAAGACCCTTCACAAAATACTTAAATTTCATGTGTTGTTTGCGTAGCGTGGATGGGACTGACTCTTCGCGACTGGGTTCATATGGGACGTTGTCACCTGCCGGAAGATTCCACTGAATTGATTCGTCGAAAGTCCCACGTAAAACATCTTTCAACGGCATGATGTTGTTTGATTGCAGGATGGTAATCTTCTCTTTTCTAGATTTTGCTTTTTCTACTTGCTGTAGAATTTCAAACACTTCATACTTTTTCATGGTAACGCTCATTTCACATACCTCTCAATATACTTATATATTTTTCTATGTTAACATAGATTTTTCATTTTGTCAAATGTTTTGTGTTGACTCTACACATTATCATTTCATTGTAGTAGTCATCACGAAACAAGACGTCGTTCTCGAATTGATACTTGGCTTCGTAGTAAGAGCAGTCGCCCTTAGTTTTACAGAGTATCAGTATCTCACGCCTGTAGTCGTCCTCAGGGTTCTCCAGAGTCCGCTCAAGCAATGTTTTGTTCGAACCGAAGTAACTACGCCAGTCAGATTCTATCTTAGTTTTCTTTCTTCTTTTTCTTGATTTAGTAACAGGTAGGGTTTTGGTTCGCCAGAATAGTTTCTTACCGATATATTTCATACCAGTTGTTTTCTCTTCTATTCTGTAAACAAACCCAACGTGATCCTGTAACAGATCATCGTTGGGTTCGAAAGGTTTGTCTTCATAATACCACGTCATAGAATTATCTATAACGGTTCTACACGCGCCTCCGTTCCGCAAAGAGGGCAAAAGTTAGGTTGCTCGTCTAGAAACTCATCAACATGAACAATTGTCGATTCATCGCAAAGCGAGCAATGAGTTGTAAATCCATTTTTATCTTCTAATTCTTCCATGTAGTCTCCTTATTGAATTTCGCAGAAACCAGCGGCACACGCCAGTTCTTGTGCCCCAACTGTCATGTCAGATTGCTCATACTCAGCGAGTTTGTTCCAATCAACGTCTTTGGGCATTTTGTTTAACAGTTCTTTGTATTCTTCTTCCGAACAATCTTGATATGGTGCCTGTGCATATGTGTGATCAGAGAACGGTAAGAACGAAACGCCAGACATATAATCAAAATTGTTATATACCCAAGCGCCAACGTCCAACCACTCATGTTCTTTTACAGACACAGTGATAGATGGTTTGTGTTCGCACCAGTGTTGTTGGTATGTCAACCACATTTCCAACTGCTCTATGGCAGTCATGTCAGTACGGAAGATTGCACCTTTGTCCACTTTCATTGGGAATGAGAACACAGATGTGTGAGATGGGTTCATCTGATCATCTTCAACTGGAAATCCAGCGTCAACCATCATCTGAGTTAGAGGGTCTTTTTTGTCACCACGTACTGTACGAATGTAATATGGATTGTGGCGAGCGTGAATACCCGACGCGGCGTCTACTAACTGAGACACAGTGCCAGATGGTTTGACGCAGGTGATTGCAACTGACTGATTAATACCCAGTTTCTTAGCCATTTCAGCGTTAGTCTTAATAGCAATAGACTTCAGTTGTTCTAGGCGAGGAGCAATATCGCTTGACTTCTTGCCGTTCGTCAATGGGTTGTCCATGATGCCTGTCATGGATACGCCAAGCAGTCTTTCCTCTTCGCAGTTCTTGCGCCACGCTGATGAGATATACTTGAAGTTGACCAGTGACGACTGGAACGTACCCAAGATAGTAGCGAGCCTTACCTTCTCCTGTAGATCCTGCCATGAATCATTCGGGCGAACCACAACTTCTGATAGATTACAGAACTCGCGCGAACGCAGAATAATTTCGGAACAAGGGTTTGTGCCAAACTCATGATCGCCCACTTCTCTACGACCTGAGGCAGATGCCATCATGTTAGCAGATGCACGGTTGAAGATGCCACGCTCACCAGACTTAGAGTCGTAGAGTGCCTTCCACTCGTCCATAAATATACCAATGTCTGGTTTCTCAGTGTAGCAAGCAGAGTTGTTAGCAAGTGCGCGTTGCCCGTGATCATTCCACCACTGACCTGCTTTAGCGTGCCTCATCCTATCATCGGAAAGGTTTGATAGGGAAATAAGCGCAGAGCGACGCACACCGCCTACCACGACGATCTCAGCAATCTTACAGACGATGTCGTGACATTCTACTGAATTTAACTTACGCCCTGCTGCATTGCGAAATGTAGTGATGCAAAACTTGAACAGTTCATCGAGCGGTCCTGGACCTGATGCGCGACCACCAAATGTTTTGAGCGGGGCACCAGCTGGTCGTACTTTGCTCAAGTCCCATTGCGGAACCTGTCCAGCATAGAGAAGACCAACCAATTCTTTCAGTGCCTTCGCCCAACCCAACTTGGAGTCAGCAACCATGATAGTTGTATCAGTATCATGAAACTCTTCAGCAACCATTGGCAACTGAGAGATGTATTGACGTTCGACTGAAAACCCAACGCCAGTTCCGTTCATCAAGACATACAGGATTTCGTCAAAGGCATGAGGACGGTCAACAGCAATATATGAGCAGTTGTAACCAGCAATGTTCTCACGCTTTAATGCTTCACCCGCAGTCATAAGACAACGCATTGAGGGCATGACCTTCTGCGCAAGGACTGCATCTTCTAATTCTTTCCTGAGCGCTGCGGGAAGTTTGTAGTCGCACGTCTCCATGAGGTGCTCGGTAAAAAAGTCAAAGTACCTAGCGATAGTTTCTTCCCACGTTTCTCGGCGTCCCTTATCAGGTAACCATCGTGAGTATCGGGACAGGTGAATAAATTCTTGGTAACTCGTGGGTAAAAAATTGCTGGGCATAGAAATGCGCCTCCTCATTCGTCAAGGGGTTTAATTAGTTCGTGGGAAATATTATATATTATTCTTCGTTGTTTGACAGCCAGTCTTCGGCAGTTGTGCCTTCAGTTTCTGTTGTCGCTTCACGATAGTAGAGGATTAACTCTTTTTGTTGTCTAACGTAGCGGCGAACCTCTTGGAAGTTCTCTGCCATCTTCTCATAACCATCAGGGGTCAGAGCGAACACTACGAAGTTACCGTCAAGAATTTTCTCGATCTCTTTCTTCTTTTCATCATAGTTTTCTTCAGTGATGACGAAGAAGTTGACATTGAGCAGATCAATTTCCTGCGGCAACGGCGGTTGATAAATGCGTAGAGGTATCTTCTCTACGACAGTTACAATCTGAGGTTCTGGTGGAATAAACTCTGGTTCGTTGCCCCACTCAAGGCTCGGCATCCACGAACATCCCGCTGTTAAAGCGAGCGAGAGATAGATGATCGGTTTACACATGTACATAATTTTTTACTTCCCCACTGTTCACATACCATGACTTGTCTTCCGCA